TCGCGGAGGCGGAAGGCGCAACGGACGACTGGGCGCCGTACCTGCGGCGGGCGGTAGTCCGGGCGTTGGCGATGGCCAACGGCGTCGAGGCCGATGAGGTGCCGGCGGAGTGGGCGACGATCCAACCGAAGTGGCGTGACCCGCGGTTCCTGTCGCGGGCTGCGGCGGCCGACGCGGGCATGAAGCAGCTGACAGCGATTCCGTGGCTGGCGGAAACCGAGGTGGGGTTGGAGCTGCTCGGCTTGGACGAGCAGTAGATCCTCCGGGCGACAGCGGAGAGACGGCGGGCGCAGGCGCAGCAGCGCACGGCGATGCTCGCCGCGGCGGCGCAGGCGGCCCGCCAGAACCCGGCCGTGGCCGCGTTGGAGGCCCGTGGTGGCAACGCCGGCTGAGGTCGCAGAGTTCCGGGCCGCTCAGACCGACGTGGTGGCGCTGGCGCTGGCCGCACTGGTCGCCTGGTGGGAGCAGCTGATCGCCCGCCTGACCGGTGGTGACGCGGCCCCGGTGGCGGCGGAGATGCAGACGTTCACCGTCGAGCTTGTGGCCACGTACGGGGATGCGGTGTCGTTGGCCGCTGCGGATTGGTACGACGGGCTACGGGAGCAGGCGGCGGCGCCAGGCAGGTTCCGGGCGCGGATGGCGGACCCGGCCCCGGCCGAGCAGGCGGCGGCGGTTGCCCGGTGGGCGGCGGGCCCGCTGTTCGGTGCCCAGCCGGACCCGGCGCAGGCGCTGCAGAACCTGTCGGGTGGGGTGCAGCGGTTGGTGTTGCAGCCGGCCCGGGAGACGATCGCGGACAGCGTCGACCGGGATCCGGCGGATGCGCGGTGGGCGCGGGTGCCGTCAGGGGCCACGACGTGCGCGTTCTGCCGGCTGCTGGCATCCCGGGGCGCGGTCTACCACTCCGAAGAGGACGCCGGCGGCATGGCGAACAGCTACCACAACAGCTGTGACTGCGTGCCGACGCCGGTGTGGCCCGGTGAGTCGGAGCCGTATGACGTGGATGCGCTGCTGGAGGAGTACAACGCGGCCCGGGCGAAGGCCGGCGGTGACCCGAACGACATCCTCGCTCAGATGCGTAAGGACCTGGGCGTCAAGTGAGCTTCCCGCCGTGGGGTGGGGTGGGGTTACGCCGACGCGCGGCGGTCAACGCGCGGAATCAGGAGGAACGGTGAGCAAGCCGAGCACGTCGACTCAGGGCGGTAACAACACCAGCGAGACCACGCCCGTCGCTGGCGACGGCTTCAAGCCGATCACGTCGCAGGACGAGCTGAACCGGATCATCGGTGAGCGTGTGAAGCGGGCCAAGCCCGCCGACTACGACGATCTGAGGATGAAGGCGGCACGACTCGACGAGATCGAGCAGGCGAACAAGACGGAGGTCGAAAAGGCGAACGAGCGTGCCACCAAGGCGGAGGCCGAGGTGGCGAAGGTTCCGAGCCTCGTGGCCGGCCAGCTGCGCGAGCACCTGGTGAAGCTGCACAAAATCGACTCCGAGGATGCCGAACTGTTCCTCACCGCGTCTGACCCGGAGCCGCTGCTCAAGCAGGTGGATCGCCTGCTGGCGCAGGGTTCGCAGCGCAAGAAGAACGGCAACTTCGTGCCCCGCGAGGGCAGCAACCAGCATTCCGACAAGGCGAACGGCGAGATGCGCGAATTCGCGCGGCAGCTGTTCGGCAGCGTCGACTGACGTTCTCAGGAGAACACCGTGGCATCACTGGCAACGGGGTCCCTCACGATCCCCAAGCAGAAGCTGAGCCCCTGGCTCGGAAAGATCAAGGGCGGCTCCTGTGTCGCCACTCTGTCGGCCGCCACCCCGATGACGTTCGGTGAGGGCGAGTCGTGGACCTTCGACATCGGCGAGGCCGAGTACGTCGCTGAGGGCGGCCAGAAGGGCGCCTCGACGGTCACGCCGACGAGCAAGCCCGTCAAGCCCTTCAAGTTCCACAAGACCCTCCGCATGAACGAGGAAGTCCTGTGGGCCGACGAGGATCGGCAGCTCGAGGTGGTCGACGAGATCCTCGACCTCATCCAGCCGGCGCTGTCCCGAGCGCTGGACTTCGGCGTGTTCCACGAGATCAACCCGACGGGTGGCGCCGTCGTCGCGGCGATGAACGGCGGTCTCACGGACACGACGAACCTGGTGGAGTACGTCGCCGCTGACAAGCCGTACGTGAGCTTGGACGCGGCCGATGCGCTGGTGCTCGCCGACGGGTACGTGCCGCGCGATATCGCGCTGGACCCGACCTACGCCTCGAAGTTCTCCAGCCTGCGCGGGGCCAGTTCAGAGGTCAAGCTGTACCCGAACTTCCGCCTCGGCACCGAGGTGTCGGAACTCGACGGTCACCGGGCGTCGGTGTCCAACACCGTCCGCGGCTCGGGTGTCCTGGCGGTCGACACGAAGGTGCTCGGCTTCGTCGGGGACTTCTCGGCGATCCGCTGGGGTGTGCAGAAGTCCATCGGGTTGGAGGTCATCCGGTACGGCGACCCGGACGGCGGCGGCGACCTGAAGCGCAACAACCAGGTCGCGTTCCGCGCGGAGGTCGTCTACGGCTGGGGCATCGCGACCTTGGACGCTTTCGCCAAGATTCACGACCTGGTCTGAGAGGAGCTGACCTGATGGCTCGCTACATCCACAAGGTTTCTGGTGCCCGGGTGCAGGTCCGTGACGACAAGGTCATGGACTCCTCCTGGCGGCGCACCGATGGCGACGCAACGGAGACTGAGGGCTACGAGGCCATGACGGTGCCGAAGCTGAAGGCGGAGATCGAGCGGCGCAACGAGGGCCGCGAAGGGGACGCGCTCCTGTCCGTCGAGGGCAGGAAGCCGGACCTGATCGCGGTGCTCCAGGCCGACGACGCGGCCCGTACCGACCAGTGACCGGGAGGGGGTGACCTGTGGCTGAGATCATCCAGGTGTCCGACCTGCCTGAGGCCGTGCAGTCGACGGAGCTGGTCGACGCGATGGTTGCCGGCGCGAACGCGAAGGCGTCGCGGGTCGCCCCCTGCCTGGCCTCCACCGATCCGGCGCCGACCGCCGACCAGCTGGCGGAGGCGAAGCTGATTTTGATCGGTGCGGTGAAGCGGTGGGCGGAGGCTGGATCGGGGGCGTGGCAGCAGCAGACCGCGGGCCCGTACTCGGTGACGACGGACACGCGGCAGCGGTCCGGTTTCAACCTGTGGCCGTCGGAGATTGATGCGCTGCAGGCGTTGTGTCGGGATTCGGCGCCGGCCGCGGCGTTCGCGGTCGACACCGCCCCGGGCTGCGGCAGCATCCATTCACCGGTCTGTGCGCTGATGTTCGGTGCGGCGTACTGCTCATGCGGAGCCGACATCGCCGGCTATCCGCTGTACGAGGTGTGTCCGTGATCTTCGCATACGGGGAGCCGGTCACGGTGGTGCGCGCTGGGCTGGTCGATGACGGGTACGGAAACCAGGTCCGCGACTGGCCGACGGCTACGCGCACCCCGTACGACGGGTGCGCGGTGGCGCAGGGTGCGCGGGACCGCATCACTGAAGATCTCACCGGTGACCGCAACGTCATCATCTCCGACCTGATCGTCTTCATGCCGGTCGGCGTCGATGTGCTGGCCACGGACCGCCTAGAGGTGCGCGGCCGGGAGTACGAGGTGGTCGGGGAGCCATTCGGCTGGGTCAACCCGTTCACAGGCACAGCGTTCGGGCTGCCCGTCTACTGCAACCGGGTGGAGGGGTGATGAGCATCAGGGTGACCCGGGTGAAGCTGGACCGGCGGGGGATGCGGGATCTGCTGCGCTCGGAGGGCGTGCAGGACGATCTGGGCCGCCGGACGGCGGCGGTGGCCGGGCAGGTGTCTGAGGCCGGCATCCGGGTGGAGGGCGTGCCGGGTCGGATCCCGCTCCCGGTGACCGTGGATGTGAGAGCTGGGCATGGGCGTGCCCGCGCACGGGTGATCCTCGCCCACCCTGCCGGCCTCGCGGTGGAGGCGAAGCACGGCATCCTCACCGCCAGCATCGACGCCGCCCGGGACACCTGATGGACCCGGTGGCGCTCTATCCGGACGCCGAGCTGGTGGGGGTGACGTGGCTGCGTGCCCGCCTGGCGGAGCGGGCCGAGGCCGTCGCGGCGGGGGTGACGGTCGGCACGAAGGTGCCGCCCGGCACGTCGCCAGGGAAGTACGTCAGGCTGCGCCGGCTGGGTGGGGTGGAGCTCCACCGGGTGGCTGACAACCCCCGCCTGCAGGCGCAGGTGTGGTACACGACCGGCGCCATCACGGACGAGAAGAATCGGCAGGATCTGGCTCAGCTGGTGTGGGCGCTGCTGCGTGGTATCCGCGGCCAGCAGGTCACGATCGCGGGTTGGCCGGTGCCGGTGGTCTGCTACCGGGTGGCCACGTTCGGCGGGCCGGCAAACGTCCCGGACCCGGCTGACGACACGAAGACCATCACCCAACTCTCTGTCGAGATCGGCATGCGCGGGCGCGCTGCCTGACCAGCCTGGAGGACAGCATGGCCCGTGCAGCCATCAACAACGCCAACGTCGTCCGTACCGGAACGGGGGTGGCGCTGCCGTCGGAGACCACCGGCGACCCGGTGAACAACCACTTCGTTAACAACGATGGCAACGTGATCATCGTGGTGCGTAACAGCAACGGCACCGCGACCGCGCGAACCCTGACGGTGCACCTGTCCGGCGCGGTGGACGGGCAGTCCATCACCCCGCGCACGTACTCGATCGCGGCCGGCGCGACCCGGGTTATCGGGCCGTTCCCGACCGGCAGTTACGGCACGACGATGCAGGTCGACGTGGACAACGCCGAGCTGCTGCTGTACACGCTGCGTATCCCCCGCTGACCTCGCCCCCGTTTCTGACCCGGCGACCGCCGGGCCCTCACCACGATTCAGGAGGATGACCCATGGCGGTCGATGTTGATCTGATCAGGGCGTACACCGACGGTGCCGTGCACACGCATGCGACGGGTGCCACGATCACCCTGCCGACCACGGCGGGCGAGGCCCTCGATGTCGACTTCACCGAGGTCGGGGCGATCAGCGAGGATGGCATCACTGAGGCGTTGTCGCAGAACGTCACCGACTTCTTCATCTGGCAGAAGGGTGCTCTGGGTAAGAGGATCCGTAACCAGGCGGTGAAGACGTTCCAGTTCGCGGCTGCCGAAACGTCCCTGTTCAACCTGGGGTTGCAGTACGCCGGTAGCACGATCGCGTCCACTGCGGAGGGCGCGAGCGTGTCGGAAGCCCCGCCCACTACGGATGTGCGGGCGTGGGTGCTGCACGGCATCGAGGGTGGCCGGGAGGTGCGGGTGGTCGTACCACGGGGGGAGATCACCGAGCGGGGTGATGTGGTGTGGTCGGGTAACGGGCCCACCGTGTACGAGTGGACCCTGTCCGCCTACGTGGACGACGCCGGGTTCTGGGCGTACCGGTACTACATCGACGACGACATGGCCACGCCCTGATCAGCGAGCGGTGGTGACGCTGGGCCTGGTGTCGGGTTCATCGCTGGTGGCGCCGCCGAGCAGGCCGGCCCAGAACAGGCCGGCGCAGCACAGGACGACCAGTAGGACCGGGCCGAAGATCGCCAGGACGATGAGCCACACGCCGACTGCGGTGGCCCGTCCGCCTTTCTGCTGGACGTAGACAACCGGTGGCGGCTGGTGTGGGGGGTGGGGTTGCATCTCGCCATCGTGCCCATCGGCGGCAATCGCACATCCGTTCGGGCGCCCGCTGGTGTCCCCTGATCGCACCGGCGGGCCGTCAGCGGGCGCGGGTCCGCCGGTGCTCTTAGCCCGCATGCCCGCAGATGGCGAGACCTGTGATGAGTGACGTGTTCGACCTGGACGCGGCGGAAGCTGAGGCCGTCCGGGACCGCTTTCCGTTCACCTACCGAGGCCGCGAGTGGTCCCTGTGTCACCTGGCTGACCTGGACTGGCGCGTAGTGGAGCGCGCCGACACCGGCGACATGGCCGCGGTACGTCAGGCGGTACGTGACGGACTCGGCGAGGGCCAGTACGCGGAGTTCGAGAAGCTCCGGCAGCCAATCAGTGCGATGACCGCGCTGTTCGACCGGTGGCTGTCCCACTCCGGGCTGCGTCCGGGGGAACAGCAGGCCTCGCCCGGCTCCTCCGAGAGCACGGCGGGGCCGTCGAAGCCTCACTCGCAGCGCACTACCCGGGCGTCCGGCTCGGCCACCTCTACACCGGCCAGCTGACCGTACGGGAACTGCTGGTCTACCTGCGGCACCTGCCGGTCACATCGCCGCTGGGGGTGGCGCTGAACGGGCGGTCCGCGCACTGGGGTGTCCAAGAGCACCTGCTCGCCACCGTCGCTGATCTGCTCGCCGGAGCCAACTGGCAGCGCGGCGGCGGCAAGGGGCAACGCCCGAAACCCGTGCCGCGGCCGGACCCGAGGGCGGAGAAGCGTCGCCGGGCGTACGTGGGCCGCCTGCAGCGGCTAGGTCTGATTCACGCTGGGGGGTGATCGTCGTGGCGGACGCGGACAAGACGGAGGTCGGCACCGCGTATGTGACGGTCATCCCGTCGGCGCGGGGGTTCGCCCGCAGCCTGCAGAAGGAGATCGCGAAGGAGTTCGCGAACTCCGACCTGGACAAGGCGATCAGCGAGGCGTTGGGCTCCCGGCAGATCCGGCTCCCGGTCCAGGTCGACCTGGACGTGTCGGCCCTCAACGAGCGTGCCCTGGCTGGGCGGTCCATCCGCCTGCCGGTACAGGCCGACCACGGGCAGGCGGCAGCAGAGGGACGAGAGGCCGCCCGGGTCGCCGAACGGGCGGCGCCGCCCGTTCGGCTGCGGGTAGACGTCGACCGCGGGGCGGGTGGGCTGCTGGCCGGTGCCCTGTCCGGGCTGGCGTCGGCGGGGTCGGCGCTGACCGGTGTGGTCAGCCGTGCCACGTCGAGCATCACTGGGCTGGTCACGTCCCTGGTGGCGCTGGGTGGAGGTGCCGCGCTGGCGGTGCCGAGTGTGTACGCACTCGGTGGGGCGCTCGGGTCGCTGCCGGCTCTCATCGCCGGGGCGTCGGCCGGGTTAGGTGCCCTGTCGCTGGGCTTGTTCGGGGTGGCGTATGACTTCAAGCAGCTCCTGTCCGGGTGGG